AGATCTGCTTCAGATTAGCGGGCAAAAAAAGACCCCTCGCGCTAGCGAGAGGCCCCCTTCGTCAACCACTTGCTCAGTCTATCACTTAAAAGCGCGTGCCATCACAGAGTCAAGTTTGCCCGCAAGACGTGCTTCGTTCATAAGGCGACGAGCTTTGTCGGGATCTTTTTCCATGAGTTCTGCAACTTTCGTTGCATTGACACTGCCCGTTGCGAATGGGTTGTTTGTATAGGAAGGCGTAGCGGAACGATTGGTTGTCATGCCAGAGCCAGTTGCGCCGCTGCCCATGAAATACGGAGAATACTCTTCGTCTTCGCGCAAACGAACAACAGCATCGCGCAATGCAACAGGATCCTGCTCACTGCCGTAAACAACGGTCGATTCATCTTCAAGCAAACGAAAGTTTTCTTTCATCAGCTTGAACAAGTGCTGCGGACGACGGCACTCAGCCTTTGCAAGCTCATCAGTAACAAGCTGTTCAAGTTTGCTTTCACGGCGCTTTGTGCGTTCATGATTGCGCTCTTCTTCAACTTGCTCTTTTGCTTTGCGCAGATCGTCAAGCTCCTTGCGCAGCGATGCAAATTGCGCCTTGACGGCCTCATTCATTGCGTCCGCAGGTGTTTGGCCCTGGGGAGGCTGGGGCGAGGAGGGAGAATCCTGCGGTTCTGCAGGGGTGCGAAGACCTGCAATGCGCTGAGCAATGGCATCTTCGTCAATGTCATCAGTCAGATCAATGCCCGCAACTTTCAAAAAAGAGTCAATCTGCTTCTTTTTCTTCAAATCACTAAGCAAGCCCTCTTTTGTTGCCTTGAGCTTGACAACTTCACTTTCTGCGGTATCAGCTTTCTTTTGAGCCTCAGCGAGCAAGGCAAGGGCTTCTTCAAGCGTTTCGGGCGTAGGCACGCAAATTCGTCTATTGACTCATCAAATAGTAACACCCATCGCTTCATTCGGTTGTACGGTCGCTTCGGGGTTCTCTGCATCAGCGCCCTCACTGAGCGGAGACGTGTTATCAACGGGGATCTGGCCGCGATTTACGACTTGCCCCTTGCCCGCTGCACCCACGCCCATGTCGCGTGCGGTCTCATTGCCCGTGAGCCCCATTTCCTCAAGCATGTTGGTAACACTGAAATCGGGCAGACCCTCAAACATCTCGCCCGCTTCAAGCATCCGCAGGAACATGCCGATCGTGATGGCGTTGCTGTCCTTGAACAGCGAGCTGAGCGCCATGACTTGCTGCGAGTGCAGTTTGACGGGAATGAAGTTCTTGCTGATCGTCACGCGCACCTCGGGGAAGACGCGGTAGGCGGCGGCGTAGAGCAGGGCTC